ACCTTTGTATTTGGATGATACAAAGGTCATTATACTTATCCTATGGCGGCGCACTTTTCAATTGGAATATTGGCGCACTTTTCAATTAGTATCTACACCTAATGCTGCCTTTGCACGGTTTAATTCATCTGATAAAGATTGTCTTTTAGGGTCGTACTTTCCTAATTTCTTATATTGTTCTGTAAGCATTGAAACATCATTCTGTGTCTCACGTATGATGTCTTTTTGTTTAATGATCTCTTCGGATAAGGAATTGACAGCTTTTTCGCCATCGTATATACCTTTTTTGAATCCCGTTTCCATCTCTGCTCCAGCTTTAGCGGCATTAGTTACCAACTCATCCAACCTTTGATTAGATGCAGCAAGTTGGACATTTAAAGCCTTGAAAGCAGCAGGAGACTGCGTGCCATCCATGCTCATTAACTCTTGTTTTAACTTCACAATTTCATTACGGAGCCTTACAACTTCTTCCCAGTCACTACCTACCTTAAAATATAATTTCGCCATATCTATTTCTTTTTCCTACGATTAGCCAATTCCTTACCACTGATTCTATTCACTTTTTGACCACCATATACTGCGTGTAATTTATCCCGTTGCATCATCAGCAGATTCCGATAAGGGATAACCTCAAACACTTCTGTATAACTCAGATGAAGCGTGTCAATCAAATGGGCTATCTGCCCGAAGAACGTTGTGTTTCCTACTGTTTCGGTCTTGCTGCCAGCATCGACACGTTCCTCATCGAGCTGACACACTGAAAAGCCGATATATCCATCATAGAGAAACAGACTTCCAAGGCATTCCTAACTTCTTCAAAAGTCCCGTTCTCTAAATTTTCAGCCAGCTCCTCACTGCCACAGATGAAACAAGAAATACCTTTCAGCATATCTTCAGTAGCTTTAGGAAGCTCTTTAATAGCCTCCATGATATTATCTCCTCGCAGGGCGATATTGGAAAAATGATGAATGGCACGACAGATAACTTTAATTGTAGGCGGTTTGATGGTATAAACGATTCCACCTATCCCTACATTTTTAAAATCCAGCCCTAATAGGGCATCAGAAACCGTTTTTGCTGCTTGATTATTCATAACATTAAATTAAAAAGGCGGTGAGCAACCACCCACCGCCATCTGAAAACAATCCTTTTACTGAAAAATTATCAACCTTCCGGCACTACAACTTCCGATTCGTCAAACCACTTTTCGGAAGCCAATCCATCTACACCTGTGGAAAGGGGAACGGCCGAAACAGCCAATCCGACAGCCTTATCGGTATTAGAGCCACGGGCATTGATAGCCGCTTTCGGAAACACAACATAAACTCCGTCTTTGGTTTTACCAATCACACATTTATGAATAGGCTTATACTTGCCTCTTTCCCAATTCTTTTCTGTGGCTTTACCACCTTGTAAATCAGCCTTTGTAGCATAATCATACTCACCAATGGTGAAGTTGATTTTCACCTCACCCGGTTCAGACGTTTCCCGGTAGTACTCACCAGTCAAAGCGTTTTTGTAACGAGTTACACTTGCCTCTGCTTCTTCGTATTGATACGTGTCACCATGCACATTCTTGACCCGCTTCGTTGCTGCGTTTTTCAAGATGGTGGCTACTTCTGCGCCTGTTAATCCGGCAGCTGGAGTAGTAACCGTTTTAATCGGTTCTGCATAATACAGTTCGTCAATTTCTACTGCTGTAATCATATCATTTTACATTTAATACATTAAACAAAATTCTCACATTCACATAATGACACTTCAAAGCTGTGTCCGCTTCTGTACCGATAGAATCAATAGAGTAACGATATGTCATACCATCATAGGTGCTTACTACATCATCAAACAGCTTGCCAGCCTTTCTTTCAAGTTCGTTAAGCCGGATTGTGTTCGCTTCATTCTCGCTTAAATTGGGTACACATAGATTCACTTCTGCGAAAGATTTCTTCCAATAAGTTCCCGTCTGTTGTTTCTTCGTGTGGATGACAATCCTTTCGGACTTCAATTCACCCGTCAGCGTTTCTCCTGCTGGTACTATGTCTATTCCGAAAATCTTGCAGTCCCGGTAGAGGATGTTTCCTATGTCGGTGGTTACTATCATCGTTCAAATCTATCTTTCAATCTTTTTTCTGTCCTTATCGCTGCACTTCCTGCAACTTCAAATCCTTTGGATTCCACGAATGAAGCATAATCAGCTTCGTTTTTCAGAATTAAGCCATCTTCATTAACCTCATAATCATTCGATTCTCTCAAATGTTTTGTGTGGTCTTGATAGTTTCCGGTAGCTTTTGCATCTTCAACAAATGCCTCTCCCTCTTCTTTCATGCCAGCAACGACTTCGCTTGTTCCGTCCTCAAAGAACTGGTCAACATCCGAAAAGTCTGCATCTATTCCAACCATATTACTCTGTAGGAAAAATAGTTTGTTTCCAAAGGGCTTTTAGCAACTCCTTCACCTCTTATGCTTCCATCGACATTCAAACAACGAACCTCTGCACCTGCTTCAACCTTTGACGGCTTGTCAAAGACTACCTTGTACTTGAAATCATACAAAGCACCATTGATAGATACTTTCTTTTCCGCACTCACATCATCACAACGGCATCTGCATATATCCTGCCAGCTCTCACCACCTGTGCCGGGAATAGGTCTGCCGAACTCATCCTTATCCATCGGGGTGATAACCTTAACCTGCAATATGTGGGGAGCGAATATCATAAGAAAGTCACTTTAGGTTTGTTACTCAGTTCGTCTTTCAAGCCGTACTGCTTACACAGAAATGAATAGTAATCCTTAATGCCTTGAATGTTCCAAGACATAGAAAAACCGCCTTCACTGATTGAAGTGGCACGGAGTAATAGAGAGGGGATGAACTTCGCAATCGCCACAGAGACACGACCGTGGCAATCCTCGTTCATCTCATCCTCTCCGCTTATATTCGCGTTCAGACACATATCGAAAAAGTCAGCCTCTGACAACTGGATGTCGAAGGTCTGAAACCTTTGCTGTATGTAGTCATTTACTGTCATGCCTCAATCCCTAATGCTTCTTTCAGTTTGGCTGTTGATTCTTCATCCAGTTCTGCAACCTTAGCCAAAAGAGTTTCCTCTTTCATATTGCCGGAAGCCTGCGCACCGATAGACTTCAAAGCATCAATCAAAGCCTTCTTCTCAAACTCCTTTTCAAAGAGGGAAATTTTCACCTCTTTCTTTTCTTCAGGAGCTTTCACTTCGGGATTTTTTGCCTCAATCCGTTCAGCAAGTCTGCGGCTTTCCATATCCAGCACACGGGCTTCCTCACCGACTTCAATCACTTCACCGGGAGTATAATACTTTCCGGTGAACTTGTCGCGGAAAACTGATATAACCTTTACTTTCATATCCTACCTCCTTATGCTGATTGGATGGATGCAATTTCGCTCAAATCGAAATTGGTTATCAAATCTGGATTGGAAATCTGCGGAATCCACTCTGCCGTATATTCCATGTAGCGACCGTTTTTGTCACGGTAGTTAGAGATAAGCATCTGCCCCTCTGACGGGATATAAGTACGTCCTTGTACTGGGTCTGTCGCTTCATACGGGGTATGATGGCGCATATAACCAATGTTGTCAGAAGGTAACAGAGTAATACGGTTATCCGCGTAAATCTGCACATTCTTTCCCGTCTGGTCTTTCACGTAGTCCTCCTTGATTTCGATGCGAGGTAGACCAATGCCGGTGAACACTTCGGAAGCCAAAGAAGAGGAAACCAATCCCGTACTCAACTTCATCTCATTAGAACCAAGAATCATCTTGTACTGCTCACCAAATTCAGATGAACCAAGAATAAGCTTGTTGAAAGATGCACGAGTCATAACCATCTTGGCATAAACGCCATAGTCCGGTGCCAAGGAATGAAGTTTCTCTCTCAAATAAGAGATAAACATATTCTTTCCGTCCACAACCACATCTCCACTTTTAGGCTTGATAAAATTGAACGGAAGGGTAATCTCCAGCAGTTTATTATTGGTCTGACCGGAAGTGATTGCAGCGTCTTTGTTGTAAACGGTGGCTTCACCAAGCATCAACAGCGCACCGACAATAATATCCATACGCTTGTGGGCAGCAAGGGTAATCTGACGGTAGTCGTCTGCCAGGAAGTTTACAATCTCTTCCATTGCAGCCTTTTGGTCGGCTGGCTTAGCTGCATTGAACTTGTCAATCAAATCCTGTAATTCGGAAAGACGGTCAATAGACATCTGATAAGCATCACCCAAATAGGCAATCTCACCATATCCGGAACCGATGTTCCGACGTTCACGGATGGGTTTCTCTCCAAAACGTGAATTGATAGAGCCGGCCATAACTCCGGTTACAGAACCGATATAATCCTTGAACACACGAGTAGTTACTCTGCGGAAAGTAAGATACTGCTGCCAATAGATTGTGTCCTTGCGTGTCTGGTTCACACGTCTGATGATAGCGGAAACAATGTTCGCATCATCGAATAATGTTTGAATCGTTAAAAACATATCCTACCTCCTTACTCGTTAAATTCAAACCATCCCTTCATGTTGGCTTTATCGTTCTCGGAGAACGGCATAACCAATTTTGAGGGTTCAATTTCTGCGGCTGTACGAAGCAATGAAACCAATGTGATTCCGTCCTCAACCTTTGTACGGTTAAACAGAGCCGAATTAGCCACATGCTTTTGCTTTAAACCATCAACTGCAACCGCATTGAATAATACAGCATCTTTGGCGATATTCTCACCAAAAGCAGTCTTGATAGTCAATACATCATAACCGGCATTAGACTTATCAATTGCCGTTACTTCTGCACCTTTCTTGCCGTTTCCGACAAACATACCCACATAAGCCAAAGAGTTCTTAGCTACTTTAATAGACAAAGCCTCTCCACCAGTGGTATAGGCTTCCGCAACTCTCACATTGATTACCGCATAAGCGAACTTGTTTTTCAAGTCCGCACAAATCGGTGTAAATCCGGGAAGAAAACTTCCCACTACCAGGTTCTGCGTATCAAGTTTGAACGGACCACGTCTACGAATGCCGGTCTGGACATCGTAGCGTTCCTCTTGCTCAACGGGCGGAACCAAGTCATACTTAAATCCTGCTGACATAATTAATTCTTGTTTTGTTCAACAATAGTTTTCGTTCCCTCATCAATCATCTTGGCGATAGATTCAGATTCTTTCTCAATCTTCGCTTCCGCTGATTCGGGAGGGGTTACGCCTTTGAAGCCGTCATTTGCGAACTCCTGCTTCAAGTCCTTGAAGTATGCGTCCAAGTCCTCATCGTCCTTAATGGCGCATCGTTTGGCGTAGTTTTCGGGAATACCATACTCCTTTGCCTTTGCCAAAATCTGCTGGCTACGTGTTGCTTGAGCCTTTTCCGCTTCAAACTGTGTTAGCTTGTCGGAAAGGCTCTTGTTGGAATCAATTAAAGCTTGCGCCCATGCAGGCACATCGTCTTTATTCTCTTCCGTTTTGGTAGTAGTGGTAGTCTCGATTGGCTTACCGTCTTTAAGGTTATGCCTCTTTTCGTAGTTGGAAACTGCGGTCTTGGAAGCATCCCCGGTACGGAAATCACCATAGGAATTAAGCACGTCCGAAAAGCTGATACCCTCAATAATGGAGTTTACCTTTGTCTCGTCCGTTACACCCTCTGCCTTCTTAGTGGCAATGCGGGTAAGAATAGCAGTGTCCACCCCTGCGAATTTCTGTTGTAGCCCTGCTAAGATTTGTTCTAAGATTGTCATACCGTATGAATTTGATTTATAAATTTCTAC